CTCTTGAACGAAAACAGTGGCTTGTGGGTCGCTATAAGGTTTTGGTGCTTCAGGCTCAACAGGGCGGATCAACGGTACGCTATTAAATTCACCGGCTTCTGGTTCTGGTTCTGTCGCTGGTGCTTCCGGCTCAGGTTCTTTGTCCCGTGCATTAGCGTTTAAGCTCAAGCCACCAAGTAGGCCGACGAAGGCACCAATGATTGTCTGGAATGCTGGGTTTACCGTCTCGAGGATAGCCGCGCTGCTTACAACGTCGTTTGAAACAAATAACCCAACGGCAAGTGCCAGCACAACGACAAGGATAACTGCCGATAGCGTGACGATTGCCACGCGGATAACAAACTCGATGGTATCATTCGTGCCATCTAGCTTGCTTTCAAAACTATTTAGGAAGCTCATTACATTCTCCTTCTGTCTTCTTAGGTTTGGTCGGGCCACTGCCCTGCCCAGCCATTAGTCCTGCCAATGCCCCCACGATAAACGTCGCTATCGGGTTAATCAGCTTAAAAAACTCCGCGTCATTCGGGGACTGCCCCTCCATCGGTTGCGACACAAACACCAGTGAGTATAGCACAGTTGCTACAATAAATGTAAGTGTAAGTGACAGCACGATGCCGACGATGAAACGCAGTAGTTCCTCCGGCGACCATTCTCTAGTGGGCTTCATGTTCTTCTTCTTTTTCGCCTGTATTTATCAACCACTCAGTGCAGTAGCCCATAGCTATACACTTAGGCTTCTTGCAGATTTCTTCCTGCCAGTTCGCAGGGTCTTGGCAGTCGTACCGATAGCGGTCCTTGCAGCCCATGAGGGCCAAAGTCGCAAGGGGTAGCAAAAACCACTTCATCACGGCCTCCTAAGCCCGTCGAGAAAACTTAGCTATAGCTCAGTAGGAGTATCTTTGCTAGTGGGTGAAAGCGTGAATTTCTTTACGGCTTGATACATCTTACGGTAAATCTGCGAACTCCCAGTGTATATCTGGTTTGATAGCGCACCTTGCTGTTCAATGCTGGCGGGGCCTAAGCCGCCTTTGATATCTTCCACACGTAAGGGGATGACATGGAGCAGTGGGTCACCAGCGCGGATGCGGATGTCACAAGTGCGGCGAGGCGCACAGATCATGTTGACTGTGTGAAACTTATCGTAGTCCACCACGCCCGGTAATACCATGATATCGTCGAGAAAGTCTGAATGGTAGGTAGCGGGCATTAAAAGCGCGGATACCCCCTTTGCAGCAAAGATACTCCACGGCGACCCGAAGTGGAGAACCGTAAGTGGAACGTCGTCTTCTGGGTCGAGTATTCCTTCAATGATGCTAGAGTCCATTCGACGCCCCTCGGCAAAGGGGGAGCCGCGTTTCTCAGAACCAACAAAATGTGACACACCTGCTTTATTAGCAAGGATGTGGATGTCCGCCCATGCGGGGATTATGTACCCCATACGAGCGTAGTCGATCATGCTGGGGCACTGCGGGAACCGCACCTTACCAAACTTTTCTTTCTGAGTAGCGTAACAACGAGGCTGTACGTCTGCTGCGCGCATGACTGGGGTGCGTGTAAACGCCCTGTTTGAGGAGTCCACGAACTCGATATCAAACTCACGTTTCTTGAAGGGCCATATCATTTACGTGGCTCCCTAAGCTCGTTGGTATAAACGCTGCGGCGGCTCTGCTGCTGCTTACGGATAAGTTCGACGTTTTCAAACTCCGCAGTGGTCATATCCCGTATGATCGGCTTGCTAGGGATGGTCTTACGTTTAATCGGCATTACGACCACTAGAGGAGTACCAGCAGGAATAATGTCATCGAAATTGGCGGTATGCCACGCAGCGGGGAAGTTGATATTCTTCACATAACGGTCCGTGTCCACTAGGCCCGAGAGACAAGTAAAGTCTTCATCAAATCGGTTCATCAACGGCATCACAAGGGTAGACCATCCGGGGGCGGTCTTGATGATCCAATGGTTGAGGAACTTAATCGGAGCGGTAGGGAAACCCGGAGCAGTCTTCTCACCGACTTGTTTGATGTCGTGGAACTCCGCAAGTTTAATCTCTGGCGGGTTCGTGACCTTGATCTGGGTCTTGTTCCCGTTAGTATAGACCCCGAGATCACCTTGGAGTGGGATAACATACCCAAGCGACATGACATCCATAACCGGCATACACTGCTTTATGGTCATACTACGACCACCAAAAGGGTCACGGTCGTCTAAACTGATCGGGACTTTTTTAAACCAGTCCGGCATAAACTTAGCTGCGGGCTTTGGCTCTGGGATGACTCCCCGGAAGTCAGGGTGGCACATGAACTCCATAATTGGAGTTTTCTTAAGTATATTGAACATGTTAGTCTTGTCCTAACGATTGAATGTGATACCCCGTATAGCGAAAAAAGCGTAATCCGGTGCATAGTACTGTTTAATACGTTCTATAAGTTCCGGCGACAAGTCATTAATACAAAACTTAGGGAAGCGCTCGTTATGATGAGGTGCTTTTGCTGGACCGCTGAGCCCTAACAATGTTGTCAAACGTGTAAATTCGGCGTCAAAGTCGTGGAAATTTAATAGCTGGATATCCGGCCCAAAATAATCAGTCTGGAACCTAGCTAAATCCAGCACAGGACCACGGTTTCCGTGGACAATCATGTCAAGGAAACCCTCCATAGTGAGTTCCTGTATTTCAGCTTGGACCCTAGCCTTGGTCTCAGGGTTGAGTGGGTAGTCAGCCCATATACGGTTCCACTGGCTGACTATGTAGTTGCACGCGGACACAAACCGCTCAATAGGGCAGCGATAGAAGGCGAATAATTGGTACCCTTGGTACCCGTCCTTACCATGTATGTTGATAACTTCTCGATAAGGAACATGTCCACCATTGACGACATTTACGTGTTCACGAAACCGAGGCTGAGAAAAATAATCTACAATCGAACGCGTGCCAGTTTTAGGGTTGAGCAAAAGGATCGCCTTTGCAGCTTCGAAAACAATCATTAACTCTGCCTCCTACCCATAACCCAACTGACAATTGAGCGGCGTGAACCGGACAGCACGGGTTTAACGCGATGCGGCATCCAGCTAGCAAACAGTATGATATCGCCCTTCTTGGGTTTAAGGCTCTGGATGTCGTCGAGGTTACCGTTGTTACAAATCTCGAACTCGCCACCCTCGTAATCCTCGGGGTCATCAAGCAGCATGACCAAGGAAATCTTGCGTTGGTAATTTTCCCACCCGAATGCAAGGTCCCAGTGCCACGTGTAGTGTTGGTTCAACCCGTACTTTGTATACTGGAGCGCTTCGAGGCCCTCGACGTCGTACATAAAGTGGTCGTAGTTGGCCTGTGAGATAACGCCAGAAAGGCGTTGAAAAATCCAATCAGTGTTCTGGTCGGGGTGCAGCCAGCTAATGTCAGAGTCCCGTACTTCCTTACGGTCGGACTCCCCACTACCAACCGTACCATTCTTAAAATCCATATGGGTTTCGAGGAAGGTGATACGTTCAATTTCTTCGGGGGTAAATGCGTCCCGCCACACGGCGAAACACTCTAGGGGTGCGGCATACTTCATTACACCAAATGGCATCTTGTCGTCCTTTAGCTGGACGTAATCGTTACATAGCCTCCTGATGGCACAGAAACGGGATACGTCGCGTTGTCTGGGTAGCTGTAGTAACTAACCAGTGTTGCAGGTGTCACCGGAGCAGGTGTACCACCAGAGTTCGACCCGGGCATTGTGACACCCAAGGCAGTCGATGCGTTACCCGGTACAGCCGGGGTAGTAGGGTTGTTACCGGCGAAATTGCCGGGGTTAGTAGGGTTGTTACCGGCGAAATTGCCGCCAGAGCCGGGGTTGTTACCGGCGAAATTGCCGCCAGAGCTAGGGTTGTTACCGGCAAAATTGCCGCCAGAGCTAGGGTTGTTACCGGCGAAGTTGCCACCAGAGCCGGGGTTGTTACCGGCGAAGTTGCCACCAGAAGAGGGGTTATAACCGGAGACATTACCGGGGATAAAAGAACCATATTTAGAGATGAAAAACCCGGGGTTGAAGTTTGCATTACCCGGGACGGTCGGGTTGTAGTTCGGGTTGCCCGGAGTGAATGGGTTATAGAATGGATTGCCGGGGACGGTTGGGTTATAGAATGGATTGCCCGGAACAAATGGGTTGTAGTTTGCGTTGCCCGGAACAAATGGGTTGTAGTTTGCGTTGCCCGGAGTGGGTGGATTGAAATTTGGATTGCCGGGGACTGCTGCGGTTCCCGTGCCGCCACGACCGGTAACAGTGATCCGGTAGCGCCCGTAAGGGATAGGGTAATTACCCGCCGAGTTAAACGTCTGAGTGCCAGTGCCCGAGGCACGCCAAGTTTTTTCCAGCCCGAAGGAAGGCTTACTGGGACCCGCCATTACTTAGAATCCTTAACCGCCAACGATACAACGTAAAAACTACCGTTGTTGTAGGTGTACACGTTCCAAATGTCCACTGCGTTTGCTGTAGTCGTAATTGGTGGGACCACACCACCGGCATACTTGCTACCGGTCGGCCAAGTAAGCGAACGCCCGCCAGTGGCGTCCTGCGTGGTAATGATGGTGAACCCGTAGGGGGTGGTCGGTAGACCCGTGAACGACGAAATGGTCACATTACCAGTGAGGGTCAGTGAGAACGTGTCGTGGGCTGATACGTTGATGCTGATCGACCCAGTCTGGTTACCCAGCGCGTTGAGTGCCGACAGCGGCATGAGACTAGGGGCAGCGACAGTGATCGACCCAGTACCATTGGTGATGGTGATGTTTGTACCAGCAGTTAGCGTAGCTTTGGTCAGCGTGTTGCCGGTGGTGTTGCCGATCAGAAGCTGGCCGTTGGTGTATGTTGTTTGGCCTGTACCACCATTGCCGATTGGGAGAGTGCCAGTAACCTGTGAGGTAAGATTGACGCCCGTCAGCGAACCGCCAAGGGTCAAAGAACCTGTAGAAGTAACTGTGCCGGTAAGGGTAAGCCCGTTAACCGTGCCAGTACCTGAAACCGAAGTGACGGTACCAACAAACTGGTCAGCCGACGTGATGTTAAAGTTCGGATATGAACCCGTGATCGACGTTGTACCTCCACCAGTCAGCGAGACAACTTGGTCAGGTGATGTGTTGGTAACAGTGATTGAACCCGAGCCGTTCGAGACCGAGATGGCTGTACCCGCAGTCAGCGTGCCCTGAGCAAGTGAACCATCGGAGGTCTTACCGATCAGCAACTGGCCATCAGTGAAAGAGGTAAAGCCCGTACCACCGGCTTGATGTGGTAGCGTGCCAGCAGTTAGCGTAGTCGTGCCAGACGAGAAAATTGCTCGGTTAGAAGCACCGAATGTCGCCAGACCCGTACCACCTAGCGTCGTAGCTACAGGATTTGTTAGGCTGAACTGTGTGCCAGACAGCGTAAGGCCAGTGCCTGCTGAGTAAATCTGAGCCGCCGATATCTCCGCAAACGTGATGTTTGTCGTGCCAAACGTAATAGTCCCGACGGTGTTGCAGGTATTAGTAGTACCCGCGTTAATCGTGCCCTGCTGGACAAACACGGTTGAGCCTTCGCTCAGCCCCGCTGGACTAGCGTTGACGAAAGTGTCCGCGTCGCTGGAGCGCGTCAGTACCCAGTTAGTCGAGACTGAACCCACGCTTGTCACAACGTAGATGCCGTTTCCTGTCTGCGTCGTCTGTTGGGAAATCAGGACGCGGTCAGCGACGCTAACCGTCACGCCATCAATAACCAGCGCAGCTTGAGTGCCAGCATTGGTTAGGGTAGCGCCAACCCCGGCAGTGCCGTTGTTGTATGTCGCGTTCAGGTTGGCCGGTGCCTCGACCCGCACCGGCTGGTGGAAGTGAATACCACTTGAGGCTACTGTATCGACGTACTGCTTGGTTGCCGCCTGCAAGTCCAATGTGGGGTCTTGGGTCAACGTAACCGAGACCAGACCGGCAAGAGTTGTAGACGTAGCGCCAAGGGAGATAGCCGTCGTGCCGACAGTGACCGCACTATTGCTTAGCGCAGCGTTGGGGATTGCAGTGAAGTTCGTACCGGTAAGGGTCGGTGTCGTCGAGAAGGAAGGCGTTGTGCCGCCAACCAGAACACCAGAAGCCGTAGCGACAAATGCCGTGGTGTTAGCAGCAGTCTGATAAGGAATAGAGCCTGCAGCGCCAGCAGCTAGATTAGTAGCCTGCGTAGCAGTTGCCGCGTTGCCTGTGATGTTGATATTGACGTTACCAGCCGCGTCCTCATTGACTGACTTTTCAGCCGGATAAGTAACGAAGACGTCCTTGGACCCTGCCGAGAAGCTGACTAAGCTGCCACCATTGCTGGAAGAAAGCACTGTGTCGCGGTTAAGAACCACCCCTGTGCTGTTGTAGGTGCCGACGCCGACTTCCCACTGACTGCCGCCCGAGATGGTGTAGTAGGTTGTGTTGCCGTTACCGATAGCCGCGCCGAACGACTGAAAGCCAGCAGGGGGCGAGCCACTAAGCGTGACTGACCCTGTACCAGTTGTAGTAGTCGTATCTTTTACGCGATCAGCAAGAACAAGTGCCATCTACCTACCTCATATTATAGAACTTACCGAGTGCCCCACGCCATAGACGCAAAACACTCGGCTGATAAGTTCTTCGATCATTAGGCGATCCGGATAATTGCCGTGGTGTTGGTAGCCGTCGGGAAGATGATCGTGAAGTCACCGTTCGTCGCCGTCTTATCCGAGCCAAAATCCAGCACCGCAACCGAAGCGTTCGTCAAAGCCGTGTTGGCGTTCGAGTTAGCCGAAGGTGTGGTGTTATAGATCAAAGCACCACGAGCCGTGATGGTCGCGTTAGCAAAGGTAAGGTCGCCAAAGTCCACGAAGCCCGTACCCGCCGAAGCGTTGGTGTTGACTGCCGTTGCGCCGAGGTTAGTCAGCGCACTACCACCTGCTGTGTAGTTTGTGCCCGAAGACGAAACTTCGTCCGACGAGGTGTATGTCGTGGTGTTCGCATCGAGCGAAGCAGTAGACGAATACAGTGCGAGTTTAAAAATGTCCGCGCCAGTATCAGCCGACGGACGGAAATCGTGTACGGCCAGCATAAGCTGGGCCTTGAACGACGTAGTCATTGCTTGAGTAATTGCCATTATGGCCTCCTTAACTGTCCAAAATAGGGATAAACTCTGGGTGTCCGGCCTGATGGAACTTATTTACCAGAGTTACGTTATGGGACCGGACGACTTCATTCATATAATGAACGAGTACCTGACGGATGGAGTCCTTGAACGCCTCCGCTTGGTCCCTAATAGCTGGATGCGTATTGCCCCCAACAAAGATAATCTTATCAAGAGCGCGCTCAGCGATTTCTTCAGGCGTGAAACCACGTCCCTCGGTGGTTACCACCATCACGTCACCGCCCAGCATTGTGCCTACAGATTCCAACATACTACCTCACTGGGTACCGGACTTGTTGGGTCCGATACATGTCCTGACGGTTCTTGCCTTCGCCAAGTTGTTTGAGCATCGACAACGCTTCATCGTACCGTTTTTGATACCCAGCAATAACGTCGGCTTCGCCTTTCATGAACGTATACGCTTCTAACAGCGATCCGTAAAGTAAAACGCTCTCAAAGTTATCACCCAGCCACGACGTCCCCGCTTCCGTGATGGATTGCGGGTAGTAGAAGTAATGGAGTTCCATCACGTAATTCGTATCAGGCGTCGGCCCAAGGATGTACGAGTCCACGTCAAAAAAAGCGTAGTGTGTAGGCATACCAGTCGTGCTTGGGTTAGGAAACGACTGCCGGATGTAACTCACATCCTTGTTGAGAAGGAACTCATAGCTACCTGTAACCGGATCAATAGCAGCCAGCGAAAAGTTGGCAAGCCAATCCGAAGGCACCGAAAGGTACTTATTCCCTGCCGTGACGTTACCCGTCACGTTCTTCCGCAGGTCAAGAAGCTGGACCGTGTTGAAGATGCGCTCTTCGGCGTTAACGATGAAAATGTCAATTTGCTCAGTCGAAGTAAGTGCACCCGACCCCACCGTATTCGGGAAGTCGTTTTCGGTGTAACCCTTAATTGCATCGACGAGTTGAGCGTAATTCATTAGCCAAGCTTCTTGCTGCTGTGTGTACCCTTGGTAGCCGCACCCGTACCGCGAGTCTTCACAGTCTGAGTGTTAGCTACATTGTTCGGGTAGCCGTTGTTACCCATGTCCACCGTATAATTCATCGGCTGCTTCGCACGCGAAGGAAGCGGGTTTTCACCCGCACCAAGAAACGGCCAGCCTGTGTTGTCATTAGCCATATTATTTACCCCGCGAAGATGACTTCTGGTTTGCGATCTTAGCAAGATTACGACCCATGGTCTTCATCTGCATGTTAGTTTTGCCGCCCTTGGCGAGCTTAGTTAGCGGTTGGCCCTTGTGCTTCGAGCGCTCGTGCGCGTGCACGGCCTTTGCTGCGGTGGCTTTGTCCTGCTTTAAATCTTTCTTGTCCATCACTAATTCTCCGTCTCAACTGTTACGGTCCCTACTTGACCACTACCTAATAGCGTATTTGGAAGACCAAATAAACCCAAAGGATTATTTAACCCTACAGGGTTCCACCCCCACTGAATTATGCGACTACCGTCAGTAGGGTTGTTGTTCACGTTTAGACCTGCTTGACCATAACTATTGTCTGGTCGTGGGTCGCGTAGCGCCTGTGGGTCATCCACCGGGTACATACCCAGTTGAAGCTGGGGCTGATCTGGTTCCCAACAAGTGGGGCACACGAGGATGTTGATGTTCTTCGTCTTAATGACGAGCCGCTTGAGCTCCTTAAGCTTGTAACGGAAGTTACAGCGGTCACACTGGGCGATTGCCCATTTACCAGAGGCGAACCGATTAGGCACACGTCACCGGAAATACTGACGAGGTGCGATGCGCAATGGTGCCTTCTCGCGGTCCTCATCAGCAGCCTGCTGCCAGAGTTCTTCATACTGCATCTTCAGCCCCACAGAACGCTCAAGCGCGCCGGGGACCTTCAAGGATAGGTGATACGCGAGACCAGCCACCAAACAAGGGAGGAACCTAAACGGTATATCTTGCGTAGTAACACCATCACCAGCATCCTGTAAGCGGCGCAAGCGCCAATAGACAAAGGTATAATAGTTATTTTGGTCAGGAGCAGGCCACACGTTAATCGACGGATGATCGACACCCGTAGCTGGGTTAGTGCCCGCAGGCTGTCCACCTACTGGATAGGTCGCACCTGACTGGCGGTTAATCCACACTTGGATAGGACGCCCTTGGGCATTCTTGTTAGGGATTGTCGAGTAAGTGTCGATGCTGATACGGTTAATAGTGATATCAGTCTGCTGCTGCCCAGTCTGGGTACGCACAACATGCTCAAGTAAGTCTATGGTATCTACAGGCAAGGCATAAACAATCTGCCCCTGCACCATGGGGATCGAACCCTGCTCGATAGTCCACAGGTTAATACCACGGTTTGCCCACTCAATAGTAAGCAAGTTCAAGCTGCGGCGTGCAGTGCGCAAGTCATAACCCGTGCGAAGCTCAGCCCCACAACGCTCAAAAGCCTCTTCGACTAGGTCGTTGAGGTTGAGGTTAAATGTGCTGGTTCCGCTAGTAGTCATTACTTACCTTTCTTGAAACCCTTCAGCAACTGTGCGAAGCGTGCGCGCTGACCTAACTTACCGGGGGCCTTAGCGGCTTTGGCAAGCTTACCGGCTGGGATTTTCTCACCCTTCTTCGCGCCTAGTTCTGCACGTAGTGCACCGGGCTTCTTGATAGCGCCTTTGATGAAGTCGGTGCTACCACCCTTCTTGGCGAAACCCATCTTATTACGCACGGCTGTGGGTAGCTTAGCTAACCCGGGCTTAGACTTTGCATCAACTGGTTTAAGCGCCATTATCTGAACCCCTTCGTCTTCTTTGCCACGGTCTTGGGCTGTTTAACAAACTGCTTACCTTTAGCCTTACCGGCCCGCTTAGCTTTAGTTGTCGCTGCATATTCTGCGGAAGACAAGGACTTTATAGCTTTCTCAGGTAGGTACCGCTCGCCTGTTGCCTTGGACCCCTGCGTCGATGGTTTACCACTTTTGGTTCGCCACTTCTGTTCAGTCCAAGACTTCAAGCTTTGTTGGGATTTAGCAAGCCCGCTCATTTATACCCGCCACCTTTAGCCTTATACTGCTTAGCCATCATCTGGGCTTTTCTCGCGGACCATTGACCCGGAGCACCGCCCTTACCACCAGCTTTGATGGCATTAAAGATAGCCTTGCGCATACCGGGCTTGGTGTAGTTTCCGGCCTCGTTGACCTTAGACTCACCACCCGCCGCATACATAGTCACCTCGTCGGGGTTATCCTTACGACGAATTGTTTTCGCCCCCGGCATTTTAGAAGGGTTTATAGCCCCCATACCCCGACAAGCGCGCATTAGCAGGAACCGCCGTTTTTCATCTTGACCATCGAAGTCTTGGTCTTACCCTTAACAGCGCAACCGTCGATAGAACCGCCCTTGGCGAACTTCATCATTGCACGGCCCTTGGTATCAGCCGACTTCTTCTTCATTGCAGCGCCAAACTTAGTTGCTGCAAATGGCTTAGCCTTAGCTTTACCGCCTTTTTTCATACCACACGATGCCATTTTACCACCTTTCGCCATACCCGGCGTAGCATTGCGCTTCGCCAATTCCTTAAGAAAATCTGCACGCTCTGAAGTTGCCGGTACTGTATCCGAACCACCTGTAGATGAGTCGCTTGATACCGTCTTATTTTTCCGTGACCTCTTAGCAGCATCTGCTGCCGCTCGGGCTGCAACTGTAGCCCTTGCACGTTCACCAATCTGAGTATCTCTATTCTGTTTCATGTCTCTGTTCCTTACCTAGCCATCTTTGTACGGTTTTGGTCTCGTATATACGGATTGCCGTCCATATAATAGTAAACAACGCTGCGACTGCTGGAAGCATAGAAACCATAGTCCCGACAACCGTGAAGAGTGAAGCCGCGTCTATAGCGTACTTAAAAGTATCATGTCCTGATGGCATCTTTAACAATCCCATTTCCGAAGCGACAGGGCTTTACGAGTAGGACGACCCTTCTCGTCTTTCATTGGACCGGGCATACCCGACATACGAGCACAAAAGCTTTTACGCCGAGCGGCTGACTTAGGTGACTTCTTGGCCTGCTTTGCGCTGACAGGAGGCTTAATGTTTTGCCCTTGCGCTTTTAACGACGCACGACCTTTGGCGTTCAAGCCACCCTTGGGGTCCTTGCCTTCCTTGCGTGTCCAAGCAGGCGTCTTGGCCATTAGACAAAACGTCCTTTTGTTTTGCCCTTGGTAGCACAGCCATCGCCACGCTTGGAAGCAGTCGATCCACCTTTAGCCATTTTCTTGACCTTGCCACCCTTGCGCATCGCGGGGGCTTCTTCAGCCATCATAACTTCTTCCACCATTGGACGAGCGCGCATACCTGCTGCCCCATTCCGCTTAGCATTAAAGTCGGCTTGCCGCATGGCCATAATTTCATCTTCTGCCGCTGCGCGCCGAGCATTCTTTTTCTGTGCCGATCCAGCCATACGCGGCATTATACCTGCCATAGGGCCAAGTGCCTTATTCATCGCACCTAGTCCCTTACCGAATAGACCTTTACCGGTAATTGCGCCACCAAGTGGCGAGAGGTCGCCTATTTTAATACCCATTATGCTGCGTCCTTCTGTGCGGGAACAACCATCGGATAGAGAATATCTTCGCCGTAATTGCCGATATATTCCTGTACGCCCATGTGGCCCAATGTGATTGTGGGGTCTACCCACACTTCGAAGCCAAGTTCCCGCGCACGGTCGCAGAAGAGGAAATCCTCCCCGATGTAACCTTCTTCGGTGACAAGGAAATCAAACATAGCGTTTAGCATGCGATCAGACCGCGTGTCGTAGTAGTTCCACTCTGGATGGGCTTCCGACATTTGCTCAAACACTTCACGACGCACGAGCATAAAGGCCGTCGCTACGCGCTTCGCACGGACTAGACCCATCTGATTCATGGAAAGCTGGTTGTTCTCGTCGTGATCGAGAGTAGCAATATAGGTTTTAGTTTCGCTGCGTGTACGGGGCACCGCAGCTACAATACCCTTCTTAGGGTCAGTACCCCACGCCATAAGGCGGAATACATCTTCTGCTTCAAAGTTAATGTCCGAGTCGATGAACATTAGGAAGTCGCAGTTAGACTCAAGCAGGTCTTGCGCCAGCAGGTTGCGCGCACGAGAAACAACCGAACACCCGCATATGCTGCCGATGTGAAGTTCAACTCCGTGCTGCGCAGCCTGCTGAGCAAAACGTGCGAGAGAAACAGCTAGCTTCAAGGATACCTTGAAGTCGTACGCTGGAAGAGCGATGAAGACGCTCTTACCAGCTAAATCAAAGCTTTGTTCCTGTTGCATATATCACCCGTAGAAAGCTGTAGCAGTTATGTTAGCAGGCAATCCCACGTAAATCCCAGTTTCAGCAAGAATGCCTTCGCCGGGTATAAGGATAGAATATGCCACAGCATTATAGCTGTCGGCTTCCAGCAATACAGTTAGGTAGGCCGTTACGTTACCCGTACCCGATGCGGCTGTAGTAACTGTGAAGGTAGTGGCATTAGCCGAAACAACCGTATACGCGCCATCCACAGCAGTACCACTAGTAAAATCTAGAAATACCCTAT